TTTATAGAAGTCAACAATATACTTGAATTGTTCTAAATCTTCTAATGTATACTCCTCATTTTCGACTAAATCAACCCATTCTTCAGGATTAACAAAGCACATATTTGAGTCACTTTGAGCTAATCCCATAAATATATATTTTAAAAGTTTATTTGGAACGTAAATCAGTCGAGGTTTATTAAGAATATTATCAAGATTTTCTTCTATATACTTTTTATAAACTGTCATTTCCTGCTCAGGTTCAGTAAAATCAATAGAGTTATATTCAACTGAATCCGTACTTTCGATGATGAGCTTATCGCCAAGATAGACTGAATAATCGAAATACTGTTCATCATCAACGTGATAAGTTTGATTAATTTTTACTTTGATATTTGTGTTTTTTACTGTAAATTCGTACATATTTAAAATTCTCCTTTAATATTTTTAGTCCTATTTCTCAAAAAAGAGAAACAGGACTATACATTTTAGCATCTAATCAAGATATAATCTTTGATTACACTTTCCCAAATATCATTATCTGGAAAATTGCAATCTTTTTTATCCTCAAACTCATCTGCCAAAATTTCTTTTGCAGAAATCAAACTTGAATATAATTCGTAATCATTATAATCAAGTTCTTCTTTAGCATCATCATCTTCGTTTAAACCGAAATATTCATTAACCTGATTAACAGCATCTTCTACGTAAAATGAATGCTGCATTTCACGAAAGATTTTGTATTTTTCTTTATATG